GCGATGGCGAGCAGCGGCCTGGCTGACCAGTGGGAGGTGATCAACCTGCCCGCACTGGCATTTGCGGACGAGGACCATGCACAGAGCGACCAGGAGCAGTATGAAGCGCTGCTGGAGGGCCTATGGCTGGACAAAAGCGATTCCCTGGGACGACAACCAGGAGAGGCGCTTTGGCCGCAGAAGTACCCGGCGGAGCGGCTGTATCAGGTGCGGTCCAACCTGGAAGCCACTGGGCGGTTGATGGACTGGTACTCGCTGTACCAGCAGTCGCCGCGACCGATGGAGGGGGCGTTTTTTGGGGAGCAGGATTTTCGGATCGTGGACAAAGCGCCGGACGGGTTGCAGTGGGTACGCTACGACGACCTGGCGCTGAGCGAAAAACGCACGGCAGATTATAACGCCTCGGTGGCCGAGGCCATGGACGCGGACGGCACGCTGTACCTGCGGGACATGATCCGGGTGCGAGGGTGGGATGCGTTCCGCGAGCGGATCATCGCAGCGATGGTCTCGCCGCTGGAACTGGGTACGGTGTGGGGGATCGAGGATGTAGCTGTCCAGGCGCTGGCGTTTCGCGAGCTGATGCGGGACAAACGCCTGGCGAACGTGGCGATTTTGCCGGTCAAACCGGAGGGTGACAAGGTAACGCGAGCGCGGCCGTTCCAAACACGGGCCAAGGCCGGGAAGGTTTGCCTGGTGCGCGGCGCGTGGAACCGGGATTTTATCAACGAGTGTCTGGAGTTCCCGGGCGGGAAACACGACGACCAGGTGGACACGGCATCGGGAGGGTTGCAGATGATCGCCGGAGAAATGGTGACATGGCTGGTGACACATGACTAATAAGCATATCTTGTTGGGGACGAGCAGCAAAGCGATCAACCTGGAGGACATGCCTGAAGAAGCCTGGCGGTATCTGGCAGGCGGGGATCAAAAAACGGCTGACCGCAAAAAGGCGTTCCGGGAAATCCCGTGGGTGAGCCGCGGGGTACACCTGCGGGGCAACGGGGTGGCCAGCCTGCCGTTTGTGATCAAACGGGGGGACAACCTGGTGGACAACTCAGAGGAGTACCAGAACGCAGTGGGCTTTTTCAAGGCACCGCGGCGGCTGCTGAACCAGGTGGAGCAGAGCCTGACGCTGTTCAACCGGGCGTATGCGTTCCGAAAAGCTCTGCTCAACCGGACGATTGAATTGCGTTACATGGTGCCCAACACGATCACGCCGAAAATCAACCAAATCACAGGGCTGGAGTATTTCGAGCGCGTGATCGGCGGCAAACCGAAGCGTTTTGAGATCGAGCAAGTGGTGTACTGGTGGGCTGCGGACGGGTATGTGGAGGTCGGGCCGAGCGACAACAGCCCGGTGGTTGCTGCTTTGCGGGCGGCTGGTGTGCTGATCAACATGGATGAGTTCATCGCCGGGTATTTTGCGCGGGGAGCGATCAAAGCCACGCTGTTGACGGTGGAGGGTGCAGCCAGCGCCGACGAGCGGAACCTGCTGCGGGAGTGGTGGCGGCGGGCGTTTGGCGGCAAAGCCTGGGCGAGCGAAGTGGTCAACGCGGCGGTCAAACCGGTGATCGTGGGCGAGGGTCTGGAGAGCCTGAGCAATAAGGAATTGTCCAAGGAAAAGCGGGAAGACATTGCCACGGCGCTGGGCATCCCGCAGTCGATGTTGTTTTCCCAGGCGGCAAATTTTGCCACGGCGCGCGAGGACAAAAAACAGTTTTATGAGCAGACGATCATCCCGGAGGCGGAGTTGATCGAGGAGGTGCTCAACGAGCAGGTTTTTGGGCCGAGCGGATACCAGTTCAAGTTCGCGCCACAATCCCTGGACGTGTTCCAGGAGGAAGAAAAAGACAGGGCCACGGCTTTTGTGAACTACGCACAGTTTATCAAACCGTCTGTGACAGCCGGGATGCTGGGTCTGGATCTGCCAGAGGGGACGGATATGGAGGAGATCGACCAGACGTGGCTTGACATCCGCACGCGGAGCGATGTGCGCTATGGACAGACGGTGAGCTCCGACAGGGACAGGGATATGCCGGCGGCAAAAACCGCCGAGGTTGATGACCTGGGCCAGGAGCTGGAGCGGTGGCAGCGCAAAGCGTTGAAACGGGTCAAGCAGCACGGCAAGGCGGCCTGCACGTTTGAGAGCGAGGTCATTCCGGCGGTACTGGCAGCGGCAATCGAGGGATCGCTGGAAACAGTGAGCGGGAGTCAGGCCGAGATGGCGGTGGCAGTCAAAAGCATTTTTGGGGATGCCTTGCGCTGGGAGGGGTATCCGTGATGGCTGAGGTGAAAGACCGCGAGACGCTGGAGGCAGGGTTGGCGCGCAAACTGGCGAACCTGCAACGGTCACAACTTGAGCGGCTGATGGAAGCGTTGGGAGATCCGCCACAGGTGGAGCGCATCCCGCCCGATCTGTGGGAGGTCTTCAGCGCGGAGCAGCAGGCAGCCCTTGGACCGTTTCTGCAAAAGCTGTTTTTGGGACAGGCCGAGCAGATGCTGGAGGACAACCCGGGGATCGGTGTGGACTGGAGCCAGGTGCACGAGGCAGCGGTGCGATGGTCAAGCTCCTATGGATTTGAGCTGGTGAGGGGATTGACGCAACGCACACAGGCGGTGCTGCGGGAGGCGGTGGCAGCCTATTTTGACCAGGCGCAGACGATCGGAGACCTGAAAGAGGCTCTCGCCCCGGCGTTTGGGGTGCGGCGCTCTGGTTTGATCGCCGTCACGGAGGTGACACGGGCAGCCAGCGAGGGCGAGCGAGAGATGGCGCAGGAGCTGGGCAGCTTTGGGATCGAGATGGAGCCTTACTGGCAAACCAACGAGGACGAGATAGCGATGAGGTGCACGTTTTGCGGGCCGCGCAACGGACAAAAAATCACGGACGGTGTTTTCCCGCCAGGGCATCCCGGCTGCCGGTGCTGGGCAAACTGGCTGATCAAAGCGCTTGCGGAGGCCGCATGAGCAACGTGATCCGGGTTGAGGATGAGGATGTGCTGCTGCACAAAATGGCGATGCTGGCCGACCCTGAGGCATACGCCGCGGCTGGCCGGGCAGGCGGTCTTCACCTCAAGGCGGTGCTGGCAAAGTACCCGCCGAGCACGGACGCCAACGCACCGGGGCCGTATCCAAAACACTGGTACGAGCGGGGCAAAGGCCCGCGCTGGGCGCTGGCCGGAGGCGGAATCAACGGCCGGGATTCGTCCGAGACGCTGGGGCGCAAGTGGAATGTGCGCCAGGAAAACCAGGGCACGCGCACGATCGTGGGCAACAACGCCAACTACGGGCCATTTGTGCAGAGCAAGGAAAAACAAACCGGTTTCCACGCCGAGCGAGGCTGGCTGACGGTTGAAGAAGTATCTCAAAAAGAGGGTCCGGCGGTACTGAAGTTTTTTATCGAGCAAGTCAAGAAGATCTTGCATTTGGGCAGGTAGGAGGTTGATATGGCAGTTACAGAGTTGTCGTTGGGTGACCGGATGGAGGCAGTACGGCTGGCGTTTTACAACCAGCACAGACGTCAGGCGACCGCAGTTGCGCAGGCTGCCCCGGATAGCGAGATGTGGGTCAACGAGGTGTACGAAGATCATGTGATCGCCTTGGTTGGCGAAAGCCACTACCGGATCGGGTACAGCGAGGACGAGAACGGAGCGATTCAGTTCCAGGCGCGGGAGGAGTGGAAAGAGGTACAGCGGGTTTGGCAGAACAAATCGCTGAACGCATTCAAAGCACTTTCCGAGACCGATGACGAGCTGCGCGTGGGCAATTACATGGTGCTGTGGGGATCACCAGAGCAGCGGGATCTAACCGGGCTGGTGCAGAAAAACGCGGACGGATCCGGCGGCGAGTTTTTCACGCCGGAGACCGAGTTTGAAAGCGATTACACCAAAACCGGGCAGTTGCTGGTGGACTGGGAACACGGCACGGGGATTGACGGGGCCAAAGGTCCCGGGCGGGATGACATCCTGGGATATGTGGACTGGAAAACCGCCAAAAAGGACGAGAAAGGCATGTTCGTTGAGCGGGTGCTGTTCCGCCGAAACAAGTACGTAAAGCTGCTGGAAACGCTGATCAAAGAGGGCCTGGTGGGCAACAGCAGCGAGGCGGCGCAGGGTGTGAAAAAAGCGGCCAACGGGTTGATCGAACGCTGGCCGCTGCGGCGCGACTCTCTGACGGTGATGCCGATGGAGCCGCGTATGTTGAGCCAGAACGTTTTGCAAGCAGTCAAGGCATTGGCTGCCGAGGAGCCAGCTTTTGAGGCGTATCTGCCAAAGGGCCAGGATGGGCCAGAGGGCGGCGCAAAGAGCGGGAACCAGGCAGATGCAACCAAAAAACCTATCACGGTGCACTCACCAAAGGAGAAAAAAACCATGAGTGACGAAATTTTGACCAAGGACGATGTGTCCAAAATGATCGAGGCATCAGGGGCGGAGATCAAGGGCGCCCTCGACGAGAAACTGGGCGGTATGGTTGACCAGTTACTGGCGGGGATTGCCAAATCCGGCGCGCTCAAGGACGCGGGCTATGTGGCCCCCGATTCCGAGGCCGACCACGAGAACAGCAAATCCTTCGGGGATTTCCTGCTGGCGGTGCGTAACAACAACGCCAAGCGCTTGACTGAGGTCTACAAGACCAAGGCTTTAGCCGAATCTGACGGCGGCAGCGGGGGTTACCTGGTGCCGACCCAGTTCGAGGCACGGTTGCTGGAAGTAGCCGGTGAGGAAAGCGTGTTTGATCCGTTAGCTTTCCATCTGCCGATGGCTGGACGCAAGATCTCCCTGCCCTCGCTGGACCAGACCGGGACAAGCTCCGGGCAGAGCAACTTCCTGGGCGGCGTTGTGGCTGGCTGGGAGGAAGAGGGCGGCCAGTTGAGTGAAACCGAGCCCAAATTCAAGGCGGTGGAATTGGACGCCCACAAACTGGGCGGTTACACGCTGGTCTCCAGCGAGCTCAATGCCGACTCGGCCATCGCTCTGGAAGTCTTGCTGGTGCGCTTGTTCGGCATGGCCCGCGGCTGGCACCGCGATTATGCCTTCTTCCGCGGCGACGGCGTTGGCAAGCCGCTGGGCATCCTGAATGCCCCGGCTACCCTGGCCGCCACACGGGCGGGCGGCGGAAACGCGCTCGACCTGGCGGACGTGGGCAACATGCTTTCCAAATTACCCGCCAACTCGTTCGACCGGGGCGTGTGGTTCATGCACCAGACACTGATCCCATCGCTTCTAGATCTCAAAAACTCCGGCAACAACGCGGTGTTCATCACCAACATCGGCAACAAGCCGGTGTGGCAACTGCTCGGCATGCCAATCCGCTTCACCGAGAAGCTCCCGGCAGCCGGGACAGCCGGGGATGCGATCCTGTGCGACCCGTCGATGTACCTGGTCGGCGACCGGGGCGGTCTGGAGATCGCCAGTTCGGAGCACTACAAGTTTGCCAACAACCAGATCACCTGGCGCTTCACCGACCGGGTGGACGGGAAGCCGTGGATCTCCAAGGAAATCACCCTGGCCGATGGCAGCACCAAAGTTTCTCCGTTCGTCAAGCTCAGCTAAGGGCTTATAGCCAATCAAACCGGCACCTGGATACCTGGTGCACGGACGACAACCAGCGGGCAGGTCCGCAGGGCCTGCCCGGAAAGGAAAGTGAACCATGTTGGAAAAACTCTCACAGCGGGTAGCGGTCGTAGCCAAGATTGACCCGCAACTGGTGGATAACGCCGCCAAGACCTCGGACTACGTCGATATGACCAAGTTCGAGAAGGCGATCTTCATTCTGCTGGTCGGGGCGACCGATATCACGGTCGATATGAAGCTGCGCAGCTACACCGATGGTGTTGGCGGCGGCGGAGCCGACATCACCGGCAAGGCCATCACCCAGTACGCAGCCACGGACGACAACAAGGTGGCCATCATCGAGATCACCGCCGAGGAACTGGCCCAGGTCTCCGGCGCTACGCACGTAGCGGCAGTGGCCACAGTGGGCGACGGCAGCACTGGCGGATATATCGCCCTGGTGGCGCTGGGCGGCGAGGCCAAGTATCTGCCGGCCGTCAATTACGACCTGGCCGCGGTCAAAGAGATCGTGAGCTAAGGCGTTTGTGCTGGATGTTTCCCCCTCTCCTGTTTTCGGGAGAGGGGGAGGAAGGAAAACCGTATGGCGAGCAAAAGACAGGCGACAGGCAGCAAACCGGCGGCAAGCCCAAAACCGGTGGAGATGCGGGTGGTGGCGATCTGCACGTTTTACGACGCGCTGAGCAAACGCGATTACTGCGCCGGGGATGTGGTGCCATGGGACGCCGAGCGGGCGCAGCGCTACGCTGGCGAGCTGGTGCGGATCGAGGAGGCTGGCGGTGAGTGAGGAAGAGATCCTGGAGCAGGAGCCGGAAGCAGAACCCGAACCTGAACCGGTAATCACACATGGTTACTGCACGCTGGCCGAGCTGCGCGAGCGCATCCCGATCCCGGACGGGGAAACGGGATTCGACGCCGTGCTGGCAGGCATTATCGAGGCAGCCAGCCGCTGGATCGAGCTGCCGGGGCAGACTGGCCGCCAGTTCTACACGTCCGACGAGGATGAGGTGCGCTACTACTCGGCAGAGTACACGGACGTGCTGTTCCTGGACGACGATGTGAGCAGCATCACCACGCTCAAAACCGACAACGACGGGGACGGCACCTGGAGCCGCACCTGGACGGCTGAGACGGATTACTACCTGACGCCGTTCAACTCGCTGCCCAAGCGGGCAGTGTGGGCGACGCCGGGCGGGGCGCACCGTTTTCCACGGCGCTGGAAGGGCGTGCAGATCACCGGCCGGTTTGGCTGGCCGGAGGTGCCCGCGCCGATCCGGGAGGCGTGCCTGCTGCAAAGCGCGCGGCTGTTCCACCGCAAAGACGCAGTGTTTGGCGTGTCTGCGCCGGGGCAGTTTGGTCAAATGATCGTCAAGCTGCCCGCCGATCCGGACGTGGCCAGCCTGCTGGCCGGATACCGGAGGATTTTATGAGCGACAGCCCGGTGCAGGCCGCGGTTCTGGCGGCGCAGCGCATCGCCCGTCAAGTGACCGGCATCGCCAAAGGCGACGAGCAGCCGCCGGAAAAACTGGTGCTGGGCAAACACCCGCAGGTGGTGGCCTACCCCGGACCGCTGGTGTTCGACAACGACGCAGTGGACGGTTACGTCGGGCGGCATGAGATCGTGGTGGAGATGCATGTGCCGCGGTCGATGCGCCTGCCGGTGGCGATTGCGCTGTGTTTGCAGTACAGCGACAGCATCCCGGCGGCATGGCTGGCGGATAAAACCCTGGGCGGCGCCATCTCCACCTTTGACCGGGTGGAGGGTGAGTTCACCGCGCTGGACTGGGGAGATCAGCAATCGTTCGGCTTCCGCTGGAGGCTGAAAGACTGCATTATTTTGTGAGGTGAGTAGAGATGCCAAAATACACTGGTGAGGATCTGGTTGTATCGATCGGCGGGACACCGCTGACCAACGTAAAAAGCGCCACGGTCAACGAGACCGTGGAGACGTATGAGGACTCCGCTTGCGGAGACGAGGACACCGAATATCTGGGCGGGATCAAAGACGCCACGTTTTCGGTAGAGTGCTGGGACGACGGGACGAATTTTTCGGCGCTGGCCCCCAGCAAGACGGCCAAGGCGATCGTGGTTTACCCGGAGGGCAACACTGCCGGGAAGCTGTCGCGGTCGTTCAACGCGATCATTAACAACCGCTCGCAGGGCATCACGCACAAGTCGGTTACCCCGCTGACCGCGGCCGGGCAGATCAGCGGCGGCATCACGGATGCGGCTGTTTCCGGCGGCGGCGGAGGAGAGTAAGCCATGCTAAACGAGATCACCCAGGCGCAGTATGAAGAATTTGCCCGCAAATTGCGGGGCAAAGGCGAGGAGCTGACCGAGGCGGAGTACCGGCGCGAGATCGTGACGGTGGCGCGGGAAATCGGCTGGTTGGCAGATGCGCCGCAGGGCGACCTGGGCCTCCTGCCGCCGCGGGAGATCAAACGCCTGGCGGCGGAGGTGCGGAAGGGGTTGCTGGCGATCGAGCAGGTGGACCCTACTTAATCCTGGCGGCGGCGGAGGCCGGGAAAGATGGCGAAGCCCCGCCGCCGCCTGAGCTGGTTCTGGCCTGGCAGTGCCAGGAGTGGCATGCCCTGCCGCAGGCAGGCGGCCTGTGGAACCAGCCAGCCGGGTTGATGAGCCGCCTGCGCACGCTGAGCGAGGTGTACCGGGCGCACCAGGCTTACCAGCACAAACGGCAGGATGAGGCCAGTTGGAGCCTGGAACACCCGGGCTGGTTTGGGATCGTGGTGGATGTGGATGAAATGAGGCGCAAGCATGGCAGATGAAAAACTGAGGATCATTATTGAGGCGATCAGCCAGCAGGCGGCTGATCAAATCGATAACGCCAGCAAAGCGCTGGTGGGCATCGCAGCCGCGGCAGGCGTGGCGGCCACGGCCTACAAGGCACTCAAGCAGGTGATGGACATGGGCCGCGAGGGGGCGCAAATCGCCCAGCTCGAATCGTCGTATGCCAAGCTGGAGAACCGGGTGGAGCTGACCACAGATGTGATGGCGGCCATGCGGACGGCGACCAACGATACGGTCAACGACCAGGTGCTGATGAAGGGTGCCCTGACGCTGACGGCCGGAGCCAGCGCGGAGTATGAAAAGGCGCTGATGGCGGCCCTGCCGCAAATCGCCGAGATGAGCAAGGCAGCCAGCAAGTTGAACCCGCTGCTGGGCAACACGGAGTATTTTTTCGATAAATTGACCCTGGCGGCCAAGCGGCAAAGCGCCCAGATGGCAGATGACTCCGGCGCTGTTATCAATATGGGCAATGCTGTAAAGGAGGTGCATCCCGCATTGCGGGAATTAACCGACAATTACGAAGACCTGACCAAAGAACAAAAATTCCTGAACGAGATGCTGTTCCAGGGTGACCAGATGATGCGTCAGGTGGGGGGCTCGACAGAATCTGCCACCGACGTGTTTGAGCAGCTCGACGTGGCAACCAAGAAATACGCTGACACGGTCAAAAAGGAAATGATCCCGGCGGCCACGGCGCTGGCCAAGTATTTCAAATCGGTCATCGAGGCGCAGACCGATACAATTGATATTTTTTTGCGGTTACAAGCGGCCCAGCGCAGCGGGTATCTGGATATGGAGGATTACACCAAAGCGATCACCCAGGCGCAGTATGGGGAACAGGGCCGGGAGCAAGCGCTGCAAATTTTGCTGGTGGCCGAGGGCAAGCAAGCTGCTCAACTTCAGTATAGCAAATCCAGGCTGGAGGACTGGCGGGATACGGTTTTGGTGGCTGGCAGTGCAGCCTTGACCGCGTCTGAGGCGCAGGAGTTGGCCGGAGACAGGATATTCACCTACGCCGAAAAAGCGCAGTTTGGTGCTGACATGACAGCATACATGGCGACACAGGCCGGTGAGGCAGCCCTGGCGAACGCCAGCCTGGCGCTGAGCCTGAAAGACGCCACCGAAGCGGCAGCCGGACAGGCGGTGATCGGGATGCTCAACGACGCCTACCGGGACGGGCAGATCGAGGCGAGCACTTATGCCACAGCCATTACCGACATCGGCATGGCCACGGGCCTGATGGACGAAAAAAGCGCGGCCCTGGCGGGTAACCTGATCTTGATCACAGACGGATTGGTCAAAAACCAGAGTGAGGCCGGGAACATGGGCGAGGCGGTCAACCTGGCGTTCCAGTCGGCGCAAACCGGGGTGGAGAATTTTGGATCCTACCTGGAAAGCCAACTGCCGGGCCTGGTGCATGCCTCGCAAAAAGCCAGCCTGCCGCACCTGGAAAAAATGAAAGAAGACCTGGACAACCCGCGCATGTCAGCCGAGGGCATCGGCGAGGCGTTGCGCAAGATCCCGGGCACCTACGAGGCCACGGTCATCATCCACACCATCGGCGGTGTGCCCAGCCTGGGGGCAGGCGGGGGCGGCAACGTGGATTCGGAGGAAAAGTACGGCAACGCGGCGGGCGGCTCGTGGATGATCGGGCCGAGCTGGCACAACGACAGTTTCCCGCTGGGCGGCGGGCGCTATGCCCAGGCAGGGGAGCAGGTGGACGTGACCCCGGCCGGGCAGACGGCTGCCCAGAACGCCATGATGAGCGCCTGGATGGAAAAACTGGACAACACCCTGGATAGCCTGCCGCGGCGCATCGCCAGGGAAATGCTGACGACGGTGGTGTAGGATGCAGGCAGATTTTGACGAGATGCGCTTTGAGATCCACGACGGCACCCAGTGGGTGGACGTTTCGGCGGACGTGGTCGGTGAGCATGAGGGCGAGATCGGCGGGCTGGGCAACGACATCAGCGGGCGGGTGGGGCAGGCCGGGGAGCTGCGTTTTTCACTGCGCAACTCGGTCAACAACCAGATGGGCACGCCCGGCTGGTATTCTCCCGGCTGGGAGGGTGCCATGCCCGGTTTTGACGTGGGGGCCGAGGTGCGCCTGACCTATGTGTACGACACGCTCGACAAGCAAATGTGGCACGGGCGCATCCCAGACGGCGGGATCACGGTCGAGTCTGGTATGCTGGGGCCGCGGCGCACCAAAGTGCGCTGTGTGGACGTGATGAACGAGTATGCCAAATCGCTGGAACTGCCCACCCTGGCCAGCTCGAAAACCATGGACGATGTAGCTGACCTGGTGACGGTCAACCTGGGCATTACCCTGCCCAACCGCCAGCGGGGGACGATGGCCAAGGTTTTTCCGACGGTGTTCGACACGACCCGGCAGGTGGTGGCAGGCGTGCAGGAGATGGCCAAGGCCGTGCTGGGCGAATGGGGCTGGGCCTACGTGAAACAGGTGCGCGGGGCAGGCACCACGCTGGTGACCGAAGGGCGCTACGACAGGGCCACAGCCGAGTTGCAGCGCATCCCGCTGGCCACGCCGGACTGCGCGGTGCTGGAATTGACAGACGGCAGCCTGCTGGAACTGAGCGACGGCAGCCTGCTGGCGCTGAGCGAGCGGGAACAGGCCCGGTTTGACGACAACGACATCCGCAGCGTGGAGACCGTGCGCGGGGCCTCGCTGATCAACCAGGTGCGGATCACGCTCTACCCGCGCTACGAGGACAGCGACAACGACAACGTGCTGTGGGAACTGGAAGAGCCGCTGTTGATGGACCAGCTCGGCGGGCCGTACGACACGCGCGAGATCCGGGTCGCCTACCGGGCGCCTGGGCAGGAAGCGCAGACCATCGTGACCAAGGATATGAAGGTGCCGGAGTGGACGGCCAACACCAAAAAAGACGGCACGGGGATCAACGTGAGCGCCTACGTGACGGTGGAGGCCGAGTATGGCGCGGCTGAGGGCAAGCTGGTGGTAAGGGCCACATATCACACAGACGTGTGGGTGCGCACCATCCGCTGCAAGGGGCGCGGCATCTACCTGTTCCGGGCGGTGGACGTGCTGAGCCGGGATGAGGCCAGCCAGGAAACTTACCGCATGGTCAAGCAGCTCAATCTGAGTCAGCGCTACATGGCGGACGTGGTGGAAGGGCAGGAACTGGCGGATCATATCATCAGCATCGAGAAGGACGCCCGCAACAACGTGGTGGCGGTGAATTTCACGGCCAACCACTCGCCGCGCATGATGATGGCGGCTTTGGTTTGCGAGCCGGGTTCCCTGGTGGAGGTAGCCGAGGAGCAAAGCCGGGTATCCGGCTGGTATTTTGTGCAGTCCAAAAAATGGAGCACGTTTGGCAAGGGCAGGTTTGTGCGCATGCGCTGGTCGGTGATCGAGGCTGAGCGCTGCGGATTCGCATCATAGGAGGCGGGCATGGCAGAAGAAGAGATCGTCAAGAAAAAATTGGCCGGGCTGCACCAGCTCAGCGACGTGCTGAAAGGGGTGCGGCTGCTGGTGGAAAACGACCCACTGGGAGAAGACCCGGAGGATATGTGGGCCTACCTGGCAGACGTGGCCAAAGCGCCGGTGCCGCTGCGCATCTACGAGACGGGAGAAGCGCCGGACCCGCCGGCGGATGGGGACGTGGTGGTGTATGCCCGCACAGACCGCAAGCTGTACAGCATGGACCATCTGGGGGTAGAGACGCTGATGAGCGGCGGCCTGGGGGCGGCCTCAAACAATTTGTTCAACGCCCGTTTGACATTGACCAGCGGAACGCCGGTAACCACTGCGGATGTCGCCGCCGCCACCAGCATCCATATCGAGCCATATCTGGGCAATCAGGCCCGCTTATATGACGGCATTGGTTGGGTGCTGCGGGACGTACTGCCCGCAACGATCAAATTGACAGACAATGCCCAGGCAGGCAACACGGTCAATGGATCAAATGTACTGTCTGGTTTGACGAGCACACAGAACTTGGTCGTTGGTGGGGCTGTGTCTGCCGTTGGCATACCAGGCGGCA